ACCAGCACCTGCACCTGCGTCAGAGTTGGCCGCACCACCACCAGCTACTGTTAGATAACTGACGTTATATGGTGTGCCACCTCCTGCATTGGCGTTATAAAGACCTAACTTTGCGGCGCCAAGCATTATGCATAACCTTTAACTAAACTGGCTAGATAGTTAGTTCCATCGTAATATATGGTTATTGTATCAATTGCACCAACAGCGGTTGATAGTGTTTTGCTGGCACCAGCAAACTTTATGTCTGATGTCAATGTGTAGCTACCTGAACCACCTTGTGTAATAATCAGTGTTACGCTTTTGCCTGTGACAAAGTTACTCATGTTGGCAGTATTAATAGTAATGCTGCCAGTCAAGGTCATTGTTTGAACTGGACCTTGACTATTGTTAATTGTAACTGTGCCCGATACTGTGGTGCCCAATGACACTTGTTTTTCAGCATAAGCATTCAATACAACGTTACTTAAAGTATAACTTTGTGCATTGACGTTACTATACCATACACTTGGATCTTGTGTGTAAGCAACAGTTACACTTGATGTAGAACCATATTGCGTGACTTTGGCGTAGGTAGTGCTGTTAGGAATAATGCTACCATATACTGTGCTGTTGGTTGGCCAAGTAATTGTCTTGGTTCCATAACTGAATACCAAGAAATCAAACTGTCTAGCTGTTGCTGAGGTTGTGGCCACAACTGAGATATTACTATCCAAACTGACCTGTTGTAAACTAGCATAGTTAACATTACCAAGGTAGAATACGTTGCCTGTTAAACTACCCGAAGTGTTGGCAGTAAATTGGAAACCTGGGCTCATTGATCCAGTATAGGCCACGTTAGAGAATGTGGCTGTCAATGCTGGTGCAAAACCTGCTTGAACAATGTTACCGTTTGTGGTAATTGTAGTAGCGGTATCTTCGTTTAATAACGCATACTTGTTGGTTGCAGTTGAACCCCATCCGTTAACAGTATGTAGACCAACGGCGTTGGTAATTGACAAGTTACCAGCAACAATAACGCAACCAGAGAACAAACGTGCCACACCAATGTTACTGGCTGTGTAGCCTGTGCCTGTGGTAGCTGTTTGAATTAAGCTGTATGAACCAGTGGCAAAACCAATGTTGGCACTACCACCTGTTGGTGTTTGTCCAACAAAGTTAAATTGACCAACTGTGTGTCCAGCTGAACCAGTGCCTAATATAGTTACGCCTGTTGCTGCGCCAACTAAGGCAACTGAATTGCTAATATTACTGCTGAACCATTGCTTGCCGTTTAATTGCACATCTAAGGCTGTCTGTCCACCACGAACACGATCACTGTTGGTCATGTTGTTGGCTGTGCTGGGCCAAACTTGTAAGTATTGATATGTGCCAACAGTATTTTTATTAACAGCATCGTATTTGCTTTGTAGCGATACGTTACTGCTTAATACCATGCCTGTGGTTTGGTTACCAGTTGCTGGTTGTTGTAATATGCCGCCTGTGTAAACAGGTATGTTGGTAATTGTAGATGTTGATGCCTGGTTACTTGTGCTTGGAGCACTTAATGGGCTAGCATTGGCAAAGATACGACCATTGATGCCATCATATAATATGTTGCCAGCCAAGTTACCTGTAAATGGTGCTGTTGTAGCAATAGTTGTGCTGTAGTTAACACCGTTGGCCCAGAATATACCACCGCCAGTAATAACATTACCCACGTTGGCTGTGCCGAATATCTTGACACTCTTACCAATACTGGCGCCACCTTTAACAATTAATGCGCCTGTAACTGGAGCTGTGCTTGCATCTGAAACATCAGTAAGATTTTGTGCAATAATAACAGCACTAGTGCCAGTGTTGATACCATTATCCAGGATATACGAAGCTACGTTAGCATTACCATAACTGCCAGTTGATGTTACAAATGTAGCATTGGCATAAGTTTCAAATGCACCAACGTTGGCATCCAATGTTTGTAGGGCTGATTTAGTTGCAACAGCAGTTAAAATATTAACGCTGTTGGCATAAAAATAGAAACCTGTGCCTGTTACAGTTCCATTGGCGTTGACATAACCTTTAGGTAAAATTAAGTTACCAGTTCTTGTTGCACTTGAATCGCCGGCAACTGTGGTATTGCCACCATATATGTTAACAAGACCATCCAATGCCTGAACTGTAGCAATACCACCAGTTCCTGATGTTAATGCGGCAGTATTTACGCCAGTTAATGTAAGGCCATCATTGCCCTGAACAAATAAACTTGTTGCCGCTGGACTTTGAATTGATGTTACGCTAGTATTTAAATATGCGGCAACGTTTACATTACTATAACTGCTGGTGCCAAAAGTTAAATTAGCATAAGTTTCAAATGCACCCAAGTTGGCATTTAATGTATTGATTGCTGTTGCTTGCGTTGCTGCATTGCTAAACAATGTTGTAATATTAGTTGTTGCTGTGCCTAGGTTGGCATCAACAACTTGTAATGCAGATTTAGTAGCAAAAGTTAAGTTACCATACGTTTCAAATGCGCCTACGTTGGCATTCAATGTATCAATTTGTGTTTGTTGACTTGCGGCATTGGCTGTTGTGCTGAATGTTAAATTAGCATAAGTTTCAAACGCACCAACGTTGGCTTGTAATGCAGTAATGGTTGGATCAATCTTAATCCAAGCCGCTGCCTGTGTGTTACCATAACTGCTGGTGCCAAATGTTGCATTGGCATAAGTTTCAAATGCACCTACATTGGCATCTAAAGTTTGTAGTGCTGTCTTTGTAGCAAATGTAACGTTTGCGTAGGTCTGACTTCCGCCAATGTTGGCTTGTATACCATAGATGGTGGGATTATATGGCAAATACACAGCCACGTTGGCGTTGCCGTAACTGCTGGTGCCAAATGTTGCGTTGGCATAAGTTTCAAATGCACCCAAATTGGCATTTAATGTTTGTAATGCAGATTTGGTAGCAAAAGTAACATTGGCGTATGTTTGACTACCGCCAATGTTGGCTTGCAATCCAGTAATGGTTGGGTCATATGGCAAATAAACAGCCACGTTGGCATTACCATAATTGCTACCTGAGGGTAAGTTGGTTAACTTACTGCCGTTACCAATAAAGTATGGTGCTGCAATGTTGCCATCTGCTGTGATGGTGGCATCATGACCATACAGTATGGTCTTTAGATTGCCTGTGGTATTGCTCTGGAATACACCGCCGCCGGCATCTATATAGAACCAGGCTCCTACACCAATGTCATATTCACTGGCAGGAGGTGTCACACCATTGGTGAATTGCATCTGTGTATAATCTCGACCCTGAATGGCAAAACCAGAATCATTGAATATAGTGAATGAATTGATGGTGCCACCATACGTGGGCAAGAATGCCGCCACGTTGGCGTTGCCATAACTGCCTAATGCACCTGAGATTGGAATATTAACAATGCTGGTCACACGACCATCACCACCAACTGTTATTTGTGGAACTATTGTATCAGCACCATATACACCACTGGTTACGCCACTGCTCAATACGCTGGCCAATACTTGTGTATTTGCCGCAGTTAATGAGAAACCAACTGTGCCAACGTTGCTTAACAGTGATAATAATTGTTCTGCGCTATTTAAAATGTTAGCCGCACCAGAACCAATATAAAGTCCTGTTGTATTACCCACTGAAGTTGTTACGTTGGCGTTACCTAATCCGTATAAGCCTGGCATTGTTTAATCCTTAATTATCTTGCACTATATCTGCGGTCTTTTCTTGGCTGAAATATACTGGTCAATCTATTATGACCGCCCGACCATTTGCCTTTGTTGTTCTGATCTTCTACTGTGTCATAGGCAAGATTATACTTGGCTAACCAGCGATCAGCATCATCAGGCATCTTACGTTTGTAATAATAATTGTGTAAGGTGCCATATACATAACCTTCAGGCCATGATTCTAATACTACGTTGTTTTCAATTGGATCGCCTTGACTATCTAAACTAAACAACAATGGATACGAAGTAAAGTAATACATATTGATTACTGTGCCAGCTGTTAGCCCTGGTAAGAATTCATAGTATTGACCAACTTCACTAAATTTGCCACGATACACTGATGGAATATTAATAGGAGTTAGATATAAGTTTTCAATCAACTGTGATGCAATCATGTCGCGATCACCAATACGATCATAAACGATCCAGGGACCTGCACCGTTAGATGAACCTGAACCTGACTGATTAAAAAACAAGATTGGTCTGTTCATGTCAGCAGGAATAGGAATAAAGCCATCTTCATTAGCTGTGCCTGTTACTACATATGGATTGGTTCTTAATGCTGGCAACTCAATGTTACGCATCATCATTTCAGCAAGAAATATACATTGCTTAATTTCATCATTGTCACTGGAACCAGTGAAATCTTTTATGTATTCTACTAACGCTGTTGCGTCTGGGATCATTGTGCTCATGCTTTGTGGCCTTTAAAGAATTTGTCTGACCCCATAGGATTTGGATATGGGACTTCGATTGGTATTGGCAGCTTACCACCTGGATAGCAGACAAAGGCATTGTATTCCCTTTCTACTACTCGATAAAATTGTGCCTTAAGAGTGCGATCACGTTTGATAGCGGCCCAGGGCATACCACCAAAATATCGATCACTGATCTGAATAGAAATAACTTCGGGAATTTCCATCCATTTATAACCTAGTTTGCCATCCGGCATGATAGGTGCTAGTGGATCCATGTATCCTGCTTCGGCACGTTTGCGATATTCAGCACATTGTTCCAAAATATATGGCACATTGAACTGTTCGCGTTGAATATAGAATTTGTTACCGTCACGTCCAGTGGTAATTTTGATGTTCTTGCTTTTGTTGTAACCTTCGCGAGACCAATCACCTTTCAGTTCATTGTAAAGTTTGTCATTTTTCAACAGACGATCTGCAATTCCATTATCTTTTGTAACTAAACCGCCGGAATCCCAACGGTGTGCTTTTTCGTCAAACTCTGGATCTTGGTCGTCCAGGTAACTTTTATCTTGATAGTTGTTAAATTCGCTCATGCTATTATTTATGCTCAATAAGAAAGGGCCCTAAAGGCCCTTTCCCGTTTCATGCAAATCAAGTAGTCTTACGACTACATTAGATTAGAATGATTGTGCGTCCCATGCATTCAAGCGTTGGACGTATACGCTTGGGCGTAATGTTCCGCTTGCACCAGTTGATGGGTTAACACCAACGTATGTGCCGCTTGCACTGATGTCGCGTAGAACAGCAACACCAGCTGGGTTACGAACAATTAGAGTTCCTTCTAAAATAAATTGATCCAATGAAGCATCAGCATTTGAGAAGATTTCGTTGTTAGGACCTAGGTCACGCAACGAACCCCATTGTAGAACTTCTTCGTTCAAGAAATAGATTTGGTTACCAGCACCAATTTGGTCCATGATCCAAGAATCAAAGATTTCGTAAGTGTAGTTAAAATCGCCTTCGTATGTTGCAATAGTGTCACCACGCTCAGAGTTAACACGGTTAATGCTACGTGATGTAGGCATTGTGTCACTGATGTGTGTGCGTAGGCTTGTTGGGCAAACAACTGTGCGAATTTTCGCATTGAAACGTTGTTCTGCAACAGTAACCAATTGCTTATACAAGCTAGGAGCAAACTGTTGTAAGCCGCTTGTGTAAGATAGGTAACCTGAACCTAGACCTTCACCATTGTTTGTCAATGTTGTTGAGCCACTAGCTGAAGCTGTAGGACCAACGTAGAAAGCGGCAGAACCTGAAGCCAATGTTTGATAACCAGCGGCATCACTGCCTTCTAGGTTATAATACATTGTTACACGGTTACCAGCAACTGATAAGTTACCTGTGCTGTCACCGGCGTTAACAGATTGTGTAGCTGCGAAAGAGCTCAATGAACCCATACGACGGCCTGTTTGTGTGCCAGCTGGAGCAACAAGAGCTACGTTACCAGTTTGTGCGTTAGCACTACCTGAACCGCTTGAACCATATGCAACACCAGATTGGCCACTATACTTTGTGCCGATTTGGTCGTTACGAACCAATTGAGCTTCAACGTCGAACATTAGTTCGATTAGCTGTTTAACTTCTTGATATGCTTGAGGATCTCCACCTGATTGCTCAACTGCGCGAGCTGTGCCAGTGGCGCCAACTACTGTTGAGAAAATCTGTGTGTAGTTACCCAAGTTAGCACGACTGTTGCTTTCTGCTTGAGCAGAAGTAACGGCTGCACCTTCTTGATTAGCTTGAATAGCTGGTTGACGATAAACGTCGTTTGTCCACAAAGGCAAAGTAGAAACTACTTTACGCTTTTTAGCCATACACATATTCAATACTGGGGTATCATCCTTAACACGGTTTGATACATCTAAATCTAAATCTTTAACGACGATATCGGTAGCATACGCTGTTGTGCCGTTACCGATTGCCGAGGTTGTAATAGTTGCCATTAAAATTCTCCTTTATTAGGCATTATCTTCGACCTGCTCGCATCATTTTCATTTTAGCTACGAGTAGGTTGTCTTGGGCTTTTTTATCACCCGCTCTGGCTTTCTCTTGAAGACTAGACATTTCGTCCTTGGATCCACCTATAGTTGTGCCTGACCGTTTACCAGTCAATGCAGCTATACTGCCTCCTGCGCTTTTGGCTCGGGGTCTATCTCTAAACTTAAGGCCGTCTCGTAACAAACTGAGTATGTGCTCGTCTGCTGAGATTAGGTCTAAGTTACTGACTCCTGGGACTAACTGGCCTTTGGCGTCCGCCCAACCTTTGGCTACTTTTTCGCGAACTTCATTATACATGTATTCGTTCTTCAATTCCTTATCTTGGAATGACTTACGATTACGTTCTAATGTTTCCGCTACTTGTTGCTTACGAATATTATAAAATTCATCTAAGTTAGGCTTCAGTTGACGTATAGTATTGGCTTGTTGCTCAATATAACGATCATTCTGTGCCATATTAGCACGGATACGAGCCTGTTGTGCAGGATCATACGTGTTAGATAACTGTTGCTGGAATGTGTTTTGGTATTCCTGCGTTTTTATAATCTCATCATAAGCCTTTTGTAACTGTGGCTGAACAGTAAACTCCATTGCCAACGAAAGTCCTTCTTGCCTACTGCGCTGTTCAACCAGATATTGGTCAAACTCGGCCTTGTCGATCTTTAGCTGTCTTGCGTCTTCACTTATTGCGGCGCCTTGTCCTAATATGGCTGCGGCTTTCTTAGCGTCAATTTCAATTTCTTTACCATTACGCTTAAATTTAAATTTAGCGTTGGGATGAGTTTCTGCAAACTCAATAAAATCAATAATATCTTCACTAGACGAATCCGATTCGCTTACCTCTTCTTGAGGGGCATTGTCTTCTTCGGTGCTTTCACTATACTCGTCTTCCGGTGCAACAACTTCTGGCTCTATGCTATCGGTATTGTCGTCAGTTAAGATTTCAACACCTTCTGGTGCCACGGGGGCGGCCTTGCGTGCCTGCTTGGTCGAACCCGCTTCAGTTTGGTCGGTTGCTTTCATTTGGTTACGCAATGTCAATTCTTTCATTGCGGCCATCTTTTCGGCAATTGCTCCGAGACCACTACTGCTATTTTCGACAGGGACCGTCTCGGCTACGAGATTAGGCTTGTCGGCTACTAATGTATCCATTGATACTCCTTATTGTTCAGTGTTGGGCTCAGTTTGCTGAGTTACCACACGATTTTTTAACATGACTTGCCTTTTGAGCAAGCCTATAAATGTGTCCATACCGTTTAATTGGTTAGCAAGTGCAACGCGAGTGGCATTGTCATCTTGGGTATGGGTCCTAATGTCTGTTAAAGCGTCTGCAGTTTCTATTTGAAACTGTCTTACAAACAAGATAAACTCTCTATTCTTTAACAGATTTTCTGCTGCACTACCAATTGATTTAACACGATCCAATTGACTTGGTGTCATGCTTTTAATATTGGTAAGGTTGGCAGTCAAGCGATTATTAAACGCTTCTACTATATCATCACTAATCATTTCTATTCCAGTTTAATTTATTTATGTTCCGTAAGCCTTGGCCTTATGTTCTGCCATTAAAGCATAACCTTCTAGCTGGCTACTGGCAGTATTACCATCAATGCTGGCAAGAATTTCTTTAGTTCTTGCTTGATCCAATTCAGCGCCAGCCAATTTCTTCTTGTCATCTGGACTAGGCTCACGTGACTTTTTAGCTTCTTCTGCTGATTGTATCATTTCCAGCACTTCTTCATCACTTGGCAAGTATGCGTTGGCATCTTTAATACCCAACACATAAAGGATATCTTCGTAAGGTTTCTTCAGCTTCTTATAAGCCGCAGGAGTCAACGCACCTGAAGTAACGCCAGCTGTAACTTCACCAGCTAGTCCTGTTTGGGCTTGCTTAATGATCTGTAAGCGTTGGAGAGCGTTTTCTTCACTACGCATACCAAGCGAGAGATCAATGTGTATAGTTTTTCTTTCATTGTAATCCATGTTATCAAAAGCTAGATAGTCTAAGAATTCAGCCCGACCATCTGGGTGGAATTCAGCTGCCAATTTCTTAACACCATAGTCATCACCATATTGCACCAAGGTGCGCCATACTAGCCATAGTGCATCTTTCAAGCCTTCGGCACAGTTCTTAACTGTGTTGTCTTGAATGATCTGATTAGGACTTAGGGCAATTTGCAGTTTAGCACCTGAATTGCCAGCACTCATAACTTCTGGGTTAAACACATCAGTTGGCTGTGTCATACCAATCATGGCCATTGTATCTTGTTGGATACGATTCATAGCCACGTCAATAAACTGTATGTTACCTGCTGGTGGAGGCAATGGGTAAATGTCTTTGGCAGGATCAAACTTGCTGTCTAGAATAAAGATAGCGGCCTCACCGTCCTGTAACATTTCAAAGTCCAGCTTGTCTGGCTTGACACCAATGCGTGGAGTAGCTGTTAGCAAGCCCAATTGAATTTCAGCACGGTGTCCGGCTGTGGCATATTCTTGCATGGGCACTACTGATTCAGCAATACTCATACCGTAGAAGTTCTGTGGCAAGGGTTTTGGAACCATGTTGGCCACAGGGATAAACTCTACTTCACGAGCACTGATAATATATTGTCCTGAGTAAATGAGTTCGATCAATTCTAGTTCACCGTCATTATCAATGTCGTAGCGATTCCAAATAGTCAGCACAGTTACTTGACGTGCTTCTGGTTCTTGGGCCGCATAGCCTTGTGCAGGCAATCCATTGATAGGGACCGAATCTCTTGCGTGTAGTGCTAGGTTGTTCAACAACGAGCCTGCTTGATAAGCACCCACGTTGCTGTATTCTGCGTAGACCTTGAATTCTTCAAGATCAATATCGGGATATAATTCTGTGGCTTCTTGTATGCTCATTGGCTTGTAGAATCCGCAGAATGGTTGTTCTTCAATTGAAATAACTGTAGGGTCACAAATCCAATAGTGTTGTGCAATTGGACGAAACTTGACGTTGATGTTGTAACCAGTTAATTTGTATTTGGCTTCGTATATGGTGTTGCGATTAATACTGTCAGACAACATCTGATCACCTTGCTCTAGTTCAACATCAGGAACTGGAACATCCATCATGGGTTCGTCTGGTGTTTCGGCAGTCATGTTGACTGATGCAACTTTTGCTTCAATGTGCGCTTGACGTTGCATCTCAGGAATGTTCTGTAGAAACTGTTGTGTTTCCTGCATGACCTTGTCTAACATAACCCGAGCTTTGCGTCGACTTTGGCGCAGGGCTGTTAAGCCTGAATCAGCAGCCTGTTGTTCAAATGCACTCAATTGATCAGCTGTGCCGGATGTAGTTACATAACGTGTAATCTGTTCACGCATGGGACTGATCAACATTTCACCATTCTTGTGCAAACAAGAATCCATGATCCAATGTTGTAAAATAGCGTGTGGGTCATTGTTCTGATTAACCAACTTGTGAACCATGTTGGTAGCTTGACGGGCAGCGTCTGAATCAGCTTCATTGGTAGCTACAAACTCAAAGTTAACTTCGCCATTTTGTGCAAGACCTTTGCTGATTACTGCTGTAGCATAGTCCACACAGGGTTTAACCACTGGGTGAATATAGTCAATGCCGTTAACGGGTTCTGTTGATTGGGTTACAGCTAGATTTAAGTAATGGTAATCACTAGCACGATTGATGTTGTTTTTAGTAGCCAACAAACGTAAGTTTGCGGCGCACTTGGCATCCAACAAACTCTTCATTTTCACAAAACGTGCCATTTGGCCTTTGTGATTGTTTAAGTTTGATATGACTACATTTTTTAAATCTAACATAAGGGATATCCTGATTTATTCTATTATTTATACTAAAACTTTACCCACCTGAATCCTAGCGTCCTGATGGATCAAAGGTTTTCTTCCACTCTGGGGTATTACGGTCCAATATGCTGTTGCGATATTGATTTCTAATGTCCCTAAAACGTTGCCGAGGACTGCGTCCGTCCCAGTTTTCTGCTAGCCCTTGCAAGCAGCCTATTAGTGCGTAACGTGCAGAGTCAATGCAGTCATCGGGATCGCTAAAACGTCCGTGGTTGTCAACATAGTAGTTTTGTGCTTCACGCAGGAATTCCACACAGTTTTCATTAACATGTAGTGTGCCTAGTTCCAGCATTTGACGCATACGATTAATACCAAATGATTTGTGATTGGTTCTACGTCCTTGATCATCTGGGGGATTCATGATAGCATCTGGATGCACGTTTAATTCATATCCTTCAAATAGTTCTCGAATGCTTTGGCTACTCATAGTGTATCGTCCTTGTGTATTGGCATCTGCTGGTAACACAATGGGGGTGCCAAATACTTCAGGGCGCATCAGGTGATTGATATAGTTCATTGGGTTGGCTTCTTCTTGCCCCTTGACCACTATCTGATGATGTAGCCATGCTTCTTGATCTTCTGGGTGCCAATACATCAATGTAATTACAGTTTTATCATTAACCAGGCCCAAGTCAAGAGCAATGATACGTTGGATACCACTGGTGTTTCTAAAATCATATTGACCACTCTTGTAAGTGGGCCATGATCGTAATTGGAATACGGCGCCTTTGCCCATAACAGGAACACCATTGCGTCGAGCATCACGCTCATGAGGAAGATAGTCACGTTCAAGTTGTAGTCTTGTTTCGTTAAGTAAGAATGGTTCGCCCCAGGGATCATATTCGGGCACATCATCCCAGCTTACTCTGATGTGTTCATAGCCCTCTTCTTGATGCCAAAACTTTGACACCAATCCATTGAGGCCCTTTAGTGGAGTAAATGAACATAGGACCTGTCCCTGGGTAGTGGCAGTTCTAGTTACAATTTCACTAAAGAAGTCGTCTGGTGGTTGTTCATCGAATACGGCAAGGTTCAATTTGAAACCCTGCATCTGGCGAACTTCTTGTGTGTAGTTGGCAAAGACCAAATAACTGTTGCCACCTGAACTGTGTCGAACTTCTAC